ATTATGGCACAAACTACATTTTCAGGACCAATATTAGCTGGTACTATTAAAAATACTACAGGTACTACTGTTGGAACTGACATGAAAAACACAGGACAAGTTGTAATGGCTCAAACATTTGCAGCAAGTTTAGCAGGTGGAGCACTTGCAGCTTCAGCAACAAATGTAATCATTCCAGCAAACTCACAAATCGTTGATTGTGTTTTTGACGTAATCACAGCGTCATCAGATGCAACTAACATTAGTGTTGGTTTTGTTGGAGGAGCAGCTACTGCTCTTGTTAACACGTTTGCAATCGGAACTTCTGCGGGTAGAAAATACCCTACAACTCAAGCAGGTGGAGCTTTAGCTTGGGAAGATATCGGAACGTCTGATCAAAGACTTAACGTAACTAACTCTGCAGCTACAACTGCTGGTGAAGTTAGAATTACTATTTTGTATTTACAAAATAATAATTTAAGCTAATAAATAATTAGTGTGGGGCTTCGGCCCCACATAAATTTAACGGAGAAAAATTATGGCAACATCAGATCAACAGTTTTCTTGCAGAACTTCCGACGGAAGATTTGGTAGAGCAACAAACGCATCTAGTAATTTTATTGGCCCAGCTAGAATAACTTATATTCAAGCTGAAGGAGTAGCTGATAGTAATATTAAAATTTATGATGGAACAGATGCAACTGGAGCTTTAGTTTATGAAGCTAACTGTGGAACAGAAGGTATAGACGTTTATGTTCCTGGAAGCGGAATTAGATGCAGAACTGGAATATATTTAGATTTAACTAATACTACATCGGTTACTATCGGTTATACTGGCTAGGAGGTTAAATGGCTAACACTACCTCGGGTACAACTACATTCGATAAAACTTTTTCTATTGATGAAATAATAGAAGAATCTTTTGAGCGTCTTGGTATTCAAGATGTTACAGGATATCATTTAAAGTCTTCTAGAAGATCTTTAAATATAATGTTTCAAGAATGGGGTAACAGAGGTTTACACTATTGGGAAGTTGGTGAGTTAGATTTAGATTTAATCGAGGGACAAGCAGAATATAAATTTTTTAGAGCTAGTTCTGATGGCACAAGTGCTACATCAAATCCAAATGGTATCTATGGAATATCCGATGTCCTTGAAGCACAATTAAGATCTAATAGAACACAAACAACTCAATCTGATAGTCCTATGACTAAAGTTGATAGATCAACTTATGCAGGTTTTTCTAACAAACTTTCAAAGGGTACACCTAATCAATATTGGGTACAAAGACTTATTGATCATGTAAGCATTAGTGTCTATCCAACACCAGATTCAACAAATGCATCTAAAGATATGCATTTTTATTATATAAAAAGAATTCAAGATGTAGGTGACTATACAAATGCAACTGATCTACCATTTAGATTTGTACCATGCATGGTTTCAGGATTATCTTATTACTTATCTATGAAATACAATCCACAACTTACACAACAAATGAAACTAGTATATGAAGATGAATTTCAAAGAGCGTTGCAAGAAGATGGTTCAGCTTCTAGTACATACATTACACCTAAAGCTTATTACCCAGGAACATAATGTCAAAATACGCAACAGGTAAATACGCAAAAGCAATATCAGATAGATCTGGTTTAGAGTTTCCATATAGAGAAATGGTTAGAGAATGGAATGGTTCGTTTGTTCACTACACAGAATTTGAACCAAAACAACCACAATTAGAACCAAAACCAAACGGCTCTGATGGTATTGCATTATTAAATACAAGAACAGATAGAATAGAACCAGCTACAACTGTAAGATTACCAAATAATCCTTTCGAAACATATCAAGCGGGTTCAGCTATTATAAATGTTTTTGCACCAGGTCATGGTTTAACTGACAGCACAACATATAGATTTAGAGGAGCACCTACAACTTCTTCAGGGACAGGAACTTCCACGAATCCTGTTTTTGCTTATGCTGCAATTCCAAACTTTGATGGTATATCTGGATCAAATGTTGCAAAAGCAGCAGGGTACACAATACGAACTGGAAAATATAAAGCTGGTGCAAGAGATGCATCAAATGATTATCTGACTACTAATTTTTTCTTTTTTACAGTTGATACAAATACTGCTACAAGTGGAAATATAAAAGGAGGAGGTTATGGGTGTTCAGTAGGACCTATAACTATAGAAGCATAATGAAAAAAATTTGGAATTGGATTAAAAATTTATTTACACCTAAACTAAGATTAGAAAACGAAGTTACAAAAGGTTATTGCGATGAACATAGTAAATATAAACATCGTTGTCCTAAATGTAGAGAGTTAGCAGGAGTAGTATAATGGCTTATACTTTAGACAATCTTAGAACTGATGTTAGAAACTATACAGAGGTCGATGATACTGTATTATCAAATACAGTATTAGATACTATTATTAAAAATACAGAAAACAAAATCTACAGAGAAGCTGACTCTGATGACAACAGATTTTATGCAACATCAAACCTACAATCTGGTAATAGATATGTAACTATTCCATCTGATTTAAGATTTATTAGATATGTGCAATTAAAAGATGGTTCTGGTAATCAGGTGTTCTTAGAAAAGAAAGATACAAGTTATATGACAGCTTTTTATGAAACACCTAGCACAGCATCTGGCTTTCCAAAGTATTATGCTAACTGGGATGCTAATTTTTGGGTAGTTGCACCTACTCCAAACAGCACATTTGAAATAACTCTAGCTTACACAAAACAACCAACAAGCCTTACAGATTCCTCTGTAAGCTCAAGTGGCACTTATGTATCTAACAAATATCAGGATTTACTTTTATACGGATGTCTGGTAGAAGCATATGGATACTTGAAAGGACCTGCAGATATGTTACAATACTATATGCAGGCTTATCAAAAAGCTTTAGCATCGTATGCGATCGAACAACAAGGTCGAAGACGCAGAGACGAATATCAAGATGGTGTTATTCGTACTCCTTTAAAATCACCATCACCTTAATAGGAGAACAATAAATGGCAAATGTAGTACCTGACTCTTTTAAAACAGACCTGTTAAAAGGAGAATTTAATTTTGATTCATCTGGTGGATCAACTTTTAAACTTGCTCTTTACACTAACATTTCTGGCCTAACAACAGCAACAACCGCTTTTACTGCTACTAACGAAGTAGGAACATCTGGAACAAATTATACTTCTGGTGGAAATACTTTAACTAACAATGGTGTAGCAATTTCTAGTAATATTGGTTTTGTAGATTTTGCAGATTTAACTTTTAGTTCTGTAACATTGTCTGCTGTAGGTGCACTGATTTATAAGAGTGGCGGATCTAACCCAGCTGTATTAGTTCTAGATTTTGGCGGAACAAAAACTGCAACAAACGGAGATTTCGTTGTTCAGTTTCCAACTGCTAACTCTTCTAGTGCTATTATTAGACTAGGCGACGCGTAATAAAAATTTGGAGTAGTAATGGCTTTAATAGTTAACGATAGAGTTAAAGAAACAAGTACAACTACTGGAACAGGAACTATTAACCTTGCTGGAGCAGAGCAAGGTTATGAAACTTTTGTTTCAGGAATTGGAACTACAAATACAACTTTCTATGCAATAGAAAATAATTCTGCAGGAGAGTTTGAGGTAGGTATTGGTACAGTTACCGATGCTTCACCAGATACTTTATCAAGAGACACAGTTATCTCATCATCAAATAGTGATAGCAAAGTAGATTTTGGAGCAGGTACCAAAAATGTATTTTGTACACTACCAGCATCAAGAGCTATGTCACCGTCTATGACAGCTACAGATTATTTAGTTACACATGCTACAACTCTTTCACAAGATCAAACAATTGCATCTGGAGTTTTAGCAGGACCAGTTACAGTAACTGGAACACAAACCATAACAGGAACGGTAGTAGTAATTTAATGAGTAAAATAGAAGTAGATGAAATAACACAACAATCCGGAACAACTGTAACAGTTGGAGGTGGAGCTTGTAAAACTGCTGTGGTAGATGCAACTACTGTAACTTTAGGTAGATCAGGTGGTACAGTTCAACTAGCAAGTGGTGCATCACAAACAGGATTTGGTAGAACAGGAACTGTTGATTGGGACACAACTCCAAAGACAGCTACTTTTACTGCGGTTTCTGGAGATGGATTTTTTGCAAATACTACAAGTAGTGCCTTTACTTGTAATCTACCAGCGGGCTCTGCTGGAGCAATAGTATCACTTGCAGATTATGCAGGCACTTGGCAAACAAATAATTTAACAGTATCTCCAAATGGAACAGATAAAATTGGTGGAGTAAATTCAGATATAACTTTAAACACTGAAGGTCAATCAGTAACTTTTGTATTTGCAGATTCAACACAAGGTTGGATTAATGTTCAAGATTCAACTTCAAATGAAAGAGGAAATGCATTTATAGTAGCAACAGGCGGTACAATAACTACTTCTGGTAATGATAAAATTCATACATTCACAGGTCCTGGAACATTTACGGTTAGCGCTGCTGGAGCTTGTGCCGCTAATAGTTTAGTTTCTTATTTAGTAATCGCTGGTGGTGGAGGTGGTGGTCACGGAGAAGGTGGAGGAGGTGGAGGAGCAGGAGGATTTAGAGAAGTAAAAAATCCTGTAACACCTTATACTGCAAGTCCTTTAGATGGTTATCCAAGCTCACCAAATAGAATTACAGTTACAGCTCAAGCTTATCCAATTACAGTAGGTGGTGGTGGAGCATCACCTTCTAGTACCCCGCCTGCGCAAGGCGTTTCTGGAAATCCTTCAGTTTTTTCATCAATTACATCTACAGGTGGTGGTGGAGGTGGTGGTGGAGGTGGATTTGAAGCCCCACAAATAGTTGGTGCAAATGGTGGATCTGGTGGTGGTGGCGGTGGAAGAAGTAGTGCTGCTGGTGGTTCTGGTAATACACCTCCGGTAACTCCAGCACAAGGTAGTAATGGCGGAGCTGCTGCTCCAGCACCTAGTCCTAACGATGTTGACTCTGGTGGTGGCGGTGGTGGAGCAAGTGCTGTTGGTGGAGGTGCTTCAAATAGTGGTCCTGGTGGTAATGGTGGAGCAGGAACAACAACTTCAATTAATGGTACTCCAACCGCAAGAGGTGGTGGAGGTGCAGGTGGATCACAGACTGGGTCTGGTGGTACTGCAGGTCCTGGTGGTGGAGGTGACGCAAATACTGGTTCTCCTCCAAGAAATGGCGATGATAATACAGGTGGTGGCGGTGGAGGAAGTAATTCAGCACAATCTGGTAGTGGTGGATCTGGTATAGTAATAATAAGGTATAAATTTCAATAATTATGACAAGTACAATTAAAGTAGACAATATTCAAGATCAAGACGGTAATAATATTATCAATGAAAATTCCAATACAATAACTGTTGGTGCTTCTGGTGATACTATTATTATTCCTTCAGGCGCAACAATTACAAATAATGGATCACAAACAGGATTTGGTAGAACAGGAACTGTAGATTGGCAAACAGGCAGTATTAAAACTGCTAACTTTACTGCAGCAAGTGGAGAAGGATATTTTTGTAATACGACATCTGGTAGTTTTACAGTAACTTTACCTTCAGGTTCAGCAGGAGCAATAGTTTCAGTTCAAGATTATAATAATACATTTGATTCAAATAGTTTAATAATAGATCCACAATCTAATAACAAAATTAATGGTGGGACAGATGGTGGAAAAATAGAATTAACTACAGAAGGTGAAGGGGTTACTTTAGTTTATATCGATGGAACAGTTGGTTGGAGATCAATTCATCAATCAAGTTTTGCTGATGTAGGGTCTGACGAACTTTTTATAGCAGCGTCTGGTGGAAATGCTACTGTGACTTGCGGTAATTTTAAAACACATATTTTTACAGGACCAGGAACTTTTACTGTTTCTTGTGCAGGTAATGCGTGTGGTTCAAATTCAGTAGAATATTTAGTAGTTGCTGGCGGTGGCGGAGGTGCTATGGGACTTACTGCCGACTCTGGCGGTGGAGGAGGAGCGGGAGGTTTTAGAACTAGAACATCTTTACCAAGTGCTTCACCTTTAAATGCACCAGCAAATTTACCTGTATCAGCACAGGCCTATCCAATCACAGTTGGTAGTGGTGGAGCTAATCAAACAAGTCCAAATAATCCTGGTAATGCAGGTAATAATTCAATATTTTCAACAATCACATCAGCTGGTGGTGGAAGAGGTGATTTCGGACCAGGTGGTGGTGGACCTACTGGTGCTAGTAATGGAGGTTCTGGAGGTGGTGTTCACCAAGAAGCTGTTGCATTAGGAAATCAACCTCCCGTTAGTCCTCCTCAAGGTCAACCAGGAGGAACATCGGGACCAAACTGTACGTGCACACCGAATGGTGGTGGCGGTGGTGGAGCTGCCGCAGCTGGAGGTGTTGCATCGGCTCCAGCAGGAGGAGTAGGAGGAGCAGGATCTTTTATTCCAACTGGTTTTGTAGGACCAACATCACCAAGTTATGGTGAAGCAGGGCCTGCAGGTAGGTATTTTGCAGGTGGTGGAGCAGGTGGTACATCTCCAGGCAGAGGTGGACAACAACCAGGTAACGCTACTGGCGGTTTAGGTGGTGGAGGAAATGTAACATTAACTGGATCAGAAAACACAGGTGGTGGTGGAGGTGCATCAGATAACTCTGCACCAGGCGGTAGACAGGGTGGATCTGGTATAGTAATGATAAGGTATAAATTTCAATAGGTAAATTATGAGTGAAGTAAAAGTAAATAAAATTAGTCCAAGAACAAATTGTGGTACAGTCCAGTTAGGAGATAGTGGTGACACTATTACAATTCCTGCTGGTGCAACAATCACTAACAATGGAACGCAAACAGGTTTTGGTAGAACAGGGACTGTAGATTGGCAGACAGGATCAATTAAAACTTCTACCTTTACAGCAGCAAGCGGTGAGGGTTATTTTGTAGATACATCAAGTGGATCTGTGACTGCAAATTTACCAGCAGGTTCTGCTGGGGCAATAGTTTCTTTTTCTGATTATACAAGAACTTTTGGAACAAATAATTTAGTTATTACTCCAAATGGTTCAGAAAAAATAGGAGGTATCGCTGCGAGTGTATATTTAAATGTTAATGGTCAAGCAATTACTTTAGTTTATGTAGATGGAACTGAAGGATGGATAAATATTCAAAATGCTGAAGATACAGAAACAGGTTTAGTTCCAGGATTTATAACAGCAACAGGTGGTACAATCACAACTGTTTGTACAAATTTTAAAGTTCATACTTTTACAAGTCCTGGTACTTTTACAGTTACTAGTGCAGGTAATGCAGCAGGATCAAACACAGTTTCTTATACGGTAGTTGCTGGAGGAGGTGGTGGAGGAAGAGGAACACCAGCTAACGCAGGTGGTGGAGGTGGTGCAGGTGGTTATAGAGAATCAAAAGCATCATCAGATAGTTATACAGCTAGTCCATTAAATGCAACTTCAGGACCAACATTTAATTTACCAGTTTCAGCACAAGGATATCCAATAGCTGTAGGAGGAGGTGGTGCTGGAGGAACTGGTCCTAATGTTAAAGGAGTAAATGGTGTAAATTCAAGTTTTTCAAGTATAACATCAGCTGGTGGTGGAGGAGGTGGTGCTCAAGGTGGATCTCAAGGACCTGCTCTTACAGGAGGTTCTGGAGGCGGACACGGCGGAGGAGCTAGAGGATGTGGAGCAGCAGGAAACACACCTCCAGTAAGTCCTCCTCAAGGACAACCAGGTGGTAAAAATGATTGTTTTCCTTCATCAGATCAAAATGGTGCTGGCGGTGGTGGAGCAACTGTAGCAGGAGGAGGAACAGATAATCCAACACCTAAAGCAGGAGATGGTGGAGCAGGAGCAACAACAAGTATTAACGGTACACCAACAGCTAGAGCTGGAGGAGGCGGTGGAGGACCTGGAGTAAGTCCAGGAGCAGCTGCCGGAGCAGGAGGAGCTGGAGGTGGTGGAGCAGGATCAGCTACTTGTGGAGTTACAGGAACAGCTAACACCGGAGGAGGAGGTGGTGGATCAAGAGATGGTGGTGACGGTGGAGTTGGAGGTTCTGGTGTAGTAATAATAAGGTATAAATTTCAATAGTTGAATGATAATTAAAATTAATATATAAGGAGAAACATTATGGCACATTTTGCAAAATTAGGAGCTAACAGTAAAGTTATTCAAGTATTAACTTTGAATAATTCTGATATGCTTAACGCTGATGGTGTTGAAGATGAATCAGTAGGTCAACAATATTTAGAAACACACAATAATTGGCCTGCACAAATGTGGATTCAAACATCATACAATACAGCAGGTAATAAACATAGTTCGGGTGACGATTCAAAAGCATTTAGAGGAAACTACGCAGGTATAGGTTATGAATGGGATGAAGATAACAATATCTTTTGGCCTAAAAAACCTTTTGCTTCTTGGGTAAAACACATCGAATCAGCTTCTTGGAAATCACCTATCGGTGATGCTCCAGCATTGACAGCTGAACAAACTTCACAAAATGAAGCAAATACTAATGCTTGGTTTTACGATTGGAATGAAGCTAATCAATCTTGGGACTTGACAGACCAAATGGCATAATTTATATTTGGTGGTGGTATGCAAAAGAAAGTATTAAGCGAACAAGCATTATATTTTGGTGATGTGGCGATGCCTAAAGATTGGGACATCGACCGAGATAAATTATCAGGCGATATTTTACAATCAGTAATTCAAAACAAAGATTTTCCATTTTCAAGAACTTGGGATATTTTAAATACATATATGCGAGATCACGTTGGTCTTGAGTATGGTGTTAATTTAGTTAACAAAGAAACGTGGGGAAATATCTATAAACCTGCGGAAACAACTATTCCTT